TGCTCTTCGGCGTGTACGTTCCGTTCTGTGTGACGCGGGGCCTACCCTTCGGGACGGGCCTGCCGTCAACAAAAAAAAGCACTCTTTCGGCCTGCCGCCGTTCCCGGCTCATCGCCTTTCGCACCTGCTTCTGCGCATCCGGCCCAAGCCGCGCAAGGTCAGCACTTGTCAAGCCCATCGGCGGCCTCCGTCTCGCGCTTATCGTCATCCGGGTCGTCCCGCAGGCCGACCGCGATGTGCATGATGTTCTTCTCGTCGACGCGCTGGTGAATCTCATAGTTTCTCAACGTCGGGTTCACCTTCGGCATTTCGAGGTGAAGCGCTTTCATGCGCGGGATATCCTCGCCCGTGTCGGGGTCTTTCACCGTCTCGCCGTAGGCAAGCGCGATCTGAATGACCCACGCGTCAAACACCGCGCGCAGCTGATCTAAGCCTTCTGCATCCTTGCGCAGCTTTGCATTTGCTTCCATCAGCTCGCCGACCTTCTTCTGGTATCTGCCGAGCTCGTGCTCGAGCTTCTTCACTTTGTCTCTGTTTCGTTCGCTCATCGGTTCTCCGTCCTTTCGTAGTGCAGCGTCAGCGCCCGAGCGATCGGGCAGCGCCGCCATTCTTCGTTGGCGCAGTAGCGCCGCGTATATTCGTCCAGCTCTTCTTTCGGGAGCTTGACTTGCGCACCCTCGCAGTTGAGATAGTCGCGGTAGTCCCGCGAGTAAAACGGGCACTTGAAAATGCCCCCGCGATACCCGCTCACGGCGCACCACCCGCCATTTCGGCAGCAGCCGCGTCCCACGTCATCCCGTGTTCCCTCGCATAGCGGGAAACGCTCGGCATGAATGCTTCCTGCTCGGCGAGCTGCTCGATGTATGGCTTCATCCACGCGACAGAAACGTGCGGAGATGTCGTCCCACGGATCTTTGCCAGCACTTGGCCGACCTTCGGCGGGAATCCCCTCGTATCCTCGGCAATCAGCGCATTTACTGCGTCCATTGCCGCAGCAGGGTCTTCCCCACCCAGCATGTCCAACCAGAGGGAGACCAGCTCTTCGGCTTCTGTGCGGGTCATCTTGGCATAGGCCTGCGGATAGGCCTGCTTTAATCGCCCTAAAAGGCTAATTACGTCAGCTCTTTCCACGGTTCTTTTCCTCCTCCAACATCTCGGAAAATACGTCGCCGCCACCAGACGTTTTACTTTGTTGCGATTTCCGGCCCTTGTTTTGCTCTTCGGCAAGCCAGTTCGTGATGAAACGCTTTATCCCCCCGCGTGTCTTTCGCCTGGTAGGGTTCGCGTCGCACCACCCTGCCATGTTTCTAAGTTGTTGCTTAACATCGACATTGGGGTATAGCGCTTCCCATTTCGATACGTCGGGAGATAAGACATCGAAAAAAGACCCATCGTTAAGCACGAGAGAGACGATTGGCGGCGTGTGAGCCGCTTGCGGCTCCGCGCATCCATACTCTTCTTTACTCTCCTCTTCTCTACTTTCCTCTACTTTACTTTGTCTCTCGATGTCAGCATTTTTCGAAAGAATGTTTACATTTTTCGCTTGAATGTCAACATTAGGCAAAATTCGGGCAACATCGACCAGAAGGATGTTGTAATCAACTTCGAGAGTTTTACGGCGGCTGACTGCCTCAAAGTACCTTTCCTGTATGCCTTTAGAGGTCAATACGTGGTACTTGTCATACTTCTCTTTGTCGAACATCCCTCGTCTGATAGAAGCCTCTATTATTTCGGAAACGACGCTCCCACCCAACCCGACCTTGCGGGCGAACAAAAGCGCAACCTCCTCTGTCCATTCAATGTAGTAACCCGCCTTACCGTAAATCTCTTGCAGCAAGTGAACGACTACACCAAATCCTGTCAAGCCAAATTCTGCTTCTATCAGTTCAAACTTTGCGTTCAATGTGACATCAAGCGGAAAGTAATCGATCCCGCTCTTTGCCATAGACTACTCCCTTAAAACGGCGGCTCGCCGTCGTCCTCGCTGACCTCTGCAAAGCCGCCTGCGGCGCTCTCTGTGGCGTATTGCGGTGTGGCAGTATCGTTACCCTCCGGGCGCCTGTTGTCTGCGAAATACACGCTGTCAGCCTGCACCTCGTAGCTCCTGCGCTTGTTGCCGTTCTTGTCCGTCCAGTCGCGCATCTGCAAGCGCCCCTCAACGCCGATCATGCGACCTTTATCAGCGTAGTTGCAGAGCACCTCCGCCGTGCCGCGCCATGCGACAACGTCGATCCAGTCTGTGCCGCCCTCTTTGCCGTTGCGATCAACGGCAAGAGGGAACGACACAACGGATACGCCGCTGTTCGTCTTTTTCAGCTCCAAGTCACGCCCGATGCGTCCCATCAGGCACACGCGATTCATACTCACTGTGCGTCACCGTCGCTTTCGATGACCTCGCCGGTCGTCTCATCCACGGTGAAGTTCTCCGCCTCGATGACCGTGTCATCGCTCACGGAATACATGTCCTCGCTGATCTTCGTTTTGATGGTCTCGTCCTGCGCCACCGCGCGAACAAAGTCACTCTTGAGCGGCGCATACTTGAGCACGCGCTTGAGCACAGTCTTCTTCGCCATCTCCTCGAAGTTCGTCTGCCACGGTCCGTTGCTGTAGGCCTTGGAAAAGCGCTTTGCGTGATTGCGAACGTCCTCGACGCTCATCACGTCGTAGCCGAATCCTCCGTCTTTCGTGCGAAACATCGCGTAGATGAATTTCGGCTCGCCTCGCTCGCCGCAGGCGGGCTTGTGGGTGAGCTTCGGCTCAAGGCCGAAGGAATATTCAAACTCGTCGTTCTCGTAAACGACCTGCGCCTGAATGATGCTGACCTCACCGCTGCGGTACGCAAGGTCAATGAGCCCCTTGTACCCCAGTTGGAATTGGCATTCCAGCTGGCCGTGGTTGCGGTACGGGATCAGGTACGCCTGCCCAAGCGGCGTATTCGGCTCCATGCCGAGCTGTGCCGCCGTCATCATCGCGCCGAGAAAGCTCTGCGGAGTCGTCTGCGCGAGCTGCTTGTTTGCGCTCAACGCGGAAAGCGTGATGCGCGTAAAACGCTCCGGCGTGATGACGCTCGGCAGCGCCTTGGCGATCTCACCCTCCATCTGCTTGATGTACTGCTGCATCGTGGGATTGCCTTTCTTTACGGCCTGCGCACCCTGCGCGTTCTGAATCAATCCTTCCTTCATCTTTCTTTATCCTCCTTCACCGCAAATTTGCGGAAATTTGTCGTTTTGTAGTAACTGCTCAAGTCCATTTCCGGGTGATCCTTGGCAAATGCTTTTGCATCAAACGTCGCGCGGCTCTGCCCCTTCCAGTTCACCGTGTAGCGCCCGCAGAACCCCGTCTCGTTGTCGCCGAGGTCTTTCATCAACTGCTGCTTGATGGCGTCCGCGTCCTTCTCGATGGCTTTCTTGCGGCTCATCAAGGACTGGTACTGCTCAACAAGGCTTTCACGCCCGAACAGCTCCACGTCACCGCCGCCGCCCTCGTAGATGCTCTCAAGCGCCTCGGTCGTGCTCGCGTCGCCGTCCATCGGCGGCGGGTTGTCCGTCTCGATGTAGTCGCGCCAGAAGTCCTCCGCGCAGCGCTTGACGGCCTCGATCTCTTCCGGGCTGACATATACGCTGCTCTCGCACCATTCCGGCGTGTCATCGTTTGGCACCGTCGTGATCTGGTAGCAGTAGAAACCCTTGCCCAGCACCAGTGCCGCGAGATACCACCGCGCCCAGCCGGTCACGGCAAGGTATGTCACGCACTGCGCATAGTAGCTCTCGGGGAAATCCCCGCCCTTGTAGCGCTTGAGATTCAGCGCGCTTGCCGTCTTGCACTCAAGACCGGAGCTTTCGCCGAGGATCTGACGGTCGATGTTCGCATGCAGGTGGGGGCAATCCTCGCGGCGCAGCAGGTAGTTCATGCGGCGCACCCCCTTGCGGCTCACCTCTTCGAATCGGCTTGCCACATACGGCTCAAGGTCTCTCCCGATTCGCATCGCCTCGTTTTCCGGCTCTTCGCCGATCCTGCCGGTCTTTTCCGCCCATACCGTGTATGGCGAACGGTATTTGTTCAGCCCCAGCACCGCGCCCATGTCGCTGCCGCCGAGGCTCTTCTTGCGCTCTTTAAGCCACTCCTCGCGGCTCATTCCGCGCGTCGATATCTTCTGCATCTTCATCTTTTGTTACCTCGATGTCTTCCGCCCAGCAGAAGGGGCAGCATAGTATCGTTTGCGTCTCCACGCCGCGCTCACCGTCAAGGTTCTCGCGCCTGCGCAAGACGTCTGGCTCGTCAAAGGTCAGCCCGCACCATTCGCAGCGGTACATCACATCATCGCCGAGACCGCGATGAGCACCGCCGCCAGCAGCAGGCAGATACCGGCAAAAAGCATCGCCTCATCCGCCTTGCGCTGCTCTCTCGTGCGCTTGTCGTGCCGTCTCATCGCCTGCACCCCCTGTCGAGATACGGCAGAAGGTCATACAGCACCTTGCACACCGCGCACGCGCCGATGACGGCAAGGCTCGTCGTAAAGTCGCAGCCGTTGAGCGCGATCACCGCAGCGGCGATACCGCCGAAAAACAACGTGTCGATCATGCCTCCACCTCGCGTTCCGTGATCCACTCGTTCACCAGTCGAGTGTAGATTTGGAAGATTCTGCGCTTGCCGCCGCGGATGCACACGCCGAAGGGGTAAACCCGCTGCTCAAGGCCGGCTGCCAGCGATTCATTCGAAATGCTCAGTCCGTGTTCCCTCAGATATGCCGCGCACTCGTTCAAGTCCATCGTCTGGATCGTCTTCATCTTTCTTCCTCCTTACTCCTTCGGGATCAGCCGCGTCACCGGCACATTCAGGTGCTTCGCAATGCGCATCACCGTGTAAAGGCTCGGGAGTCGCCCTTCTTTCCACGCCGTCACATTGCTTTTGCTCATTCCGAGCGCCACGCATACGGCGCTCGGCGTCGTGTGCTTCTTCTTGCACACTTCTTTCAGCAGTTCGTAAAACAAGTCGTTCCCTCCATTCAAATAGTTTGAATTAGAGAACCTTTTGTGATAGAATAAAGCTGCACGTGCGGAAAGGGGTGATGCCCATGCAGGCCACTTCGGCTATCGCAGGCTTCATGCCTAATTTCCTGTGTTCCCGGTAACTGAACGGACAGCGGTGCGGTCAGCGCACCCGTTTCTCATACGAAGCCGTTCAACCGCGCCGAGGGGTGCTCGCCTGCACCCGCAACGCGGCGGAAACAAAGTGTGACGAGATACGGCGGGAAGGCGACCCGCCGCATTCTCAACCGCGCGTTTGCCTCACCCTATCACAAAAGGCTCTTGACAGTTCGCGGGAAAGTACTTATAATGTGAGTACCACCAAACAGAATAAGATACTTTTCTGCGCACCTCATGTTTCATAGTATAGTCCGGTTTGGCGTACTTTGCAAGTGCTTTTGACGCAAAAAAGTACTTTTGTCGTTGTGCCCAAAAAGGAGAGACTTTTATGAGTACTTTATACGAAAATATCCGTAACCTGTGCTCAGAGGGAAACATCAAACCGGGTAGAATGTGCGTCGACCTCGGCTTGAGCAAAAGCCTAATGACAGACTTAAAGGCCGGTCGAAAGAAAACTATTCGTGCCGACACCGCCCAAAAGATCGCGGACTACTTCGGCGTGACTGTCGACCGTGTGCTCGGCGCAGAAAAAGAGGCCGCCGCCCCGAAGGACGTCGGCCTAAACTATACTGATTCTGAATTGTTGCAGGCATACCACGTTGCGGACGCCCGTACAAAAGAGGCGATCCGCACGCTGCTTGGGATCAAGGGGGAGTAAGTATGTCTGAATTTGACGTTCTAAAAGCCCTCTCCGATAGTGGCGGCGAAATGGAATGGTCGGCGCTGATGAATACTGACAAATCCGTGCAGGAGACATCCGGCGTATTGCAGATGCTCTTGCATAACGGCTATATCGCAGGGCCGCTATCCGCACATTCTTCTGTCAAAATCACGTCAACCGGGCGCGCTCGCTATTTGCAGTTAGTTCGAGACCTTCAAGAGAAACATGATGGCCAAGAATATATCCGAAGCATAAACAAAAAGATGTATAAGCAGGGACGTTATAACGCGGTAATCGCTACAATATCGGCAATTCTCACACTTGCCACACTCTTGGTCGCCATCGCCACCTTCTGTAAAAGCGCGTAGATTGGCAATAGACCACTCAACGCAAATCCAAAGATTCCCCGCAAGGACTAATGCGCAAAACAAAACTGCTGCGTTCATCTTTTAACTCCTTTCAGCAGTTCAATGACTGCTCTCCGTTTTTCTTCATCTTGAATGGCCTCGAGGAATGCGCGGTCTTCCGCAGTGATATTATCGGCGTTGGCTTTTGCGTCTTGATATAAACGTTGCATCTATGTATCCTCCGTTCAAGTTGTTTCACCTATTATCTCTCATAAATCAACCATTTTCACCACGAGGGCGTGCTTTCATGGGAATGTATAACGACCCGGAATATTTTGAAAAGCGCGCGCGATACCAGCGCCGCGTAATAAAGAAGATCGTAGACCTGTTTCTTTCGGTTTTCCGTGTAAAATAAGGAAGTGATGTTATGCAGTTTAATGTGGCATCTGCATTGGGTTCTCTCGCGTTGACTGCTTCCATATATGGCGCAGGGCCTCTTCTCTTGCGGTTGCGAAAAGGCCCCATTTCATCAAAGGCTCTAAAATGGCTGCACATTGGGTACACAGCTATTTTGGCATTTGCATTTTCCATCTATGATTTTTCTAATGGGTACGACATCAGTTTTTCCCCTGCGATTCTTTGGGGCAGCATTTTCTATTGGTGGAATCGAAGCTATTTTGAAAAGTTCAACTATCCGCCGGTTCAACCAGCCACCACCGCGCAGGCAGCTCCGGCTTCGCCTGATCCCGTCCTGTCAGGGCCGGAGCTGCCTGCCGTCATCCCTGAAAAGCCGGTTAAAAAGGCCGCGCCGCGAGCGTTGGTGATTGGACTTGTTGTCGCTCTTGCGCTGAGCCTCGCTGGGAATGTCTGGCAAGCAGCGGGATGGAGTTCCGATAAAAAGGCTCTGGCATCCGAAATCAAAGAGAAAGACCAATCGATAGCCAGTCTAAAAAGCGCAAATTCCAGTGTGAAATCGGAACTCTTTGATTTGCAATCGTATCACTTTAATACTTACTACTCGACGGGATATATCGTAACCGGATCAACCTATTTTCACAGATACGATTGTCCTGTAGTCGAAGCAGCAGATACATATCAATCGCACAACACAGAGTTTTGCAAGTGGCTTGGATATAGCGGATGCCCGGTATGCCATTCTGGGATTAGCGTAAGCAAGATTGACAAAACGCCGAAGCAATCCGCGCCATAGTTAGTTTTGAAAAAGCCCTCGCCGCCTCTGCAACACCGGCGAGGGCTTTTCAGCAGCAGCGGGGAGCGGTCGCCGCTGCTTGTTTTGACCATATCGCGCTTTACCTTACCACTTCAATACCAAGACCTTGCAACACGACGGCATTCGACCGCATTCGACAGGCCCACTTTTGGCACCCCAAAAGTATGAAAACCGGAAAAGTTAAGGTGATGTAAATGAACATTCAAGAGCTGTGTAGAATCCGTAAAGAAGAACTGAAACTGACCTACCACGACATTTCCGACGCTTCCGGCGTGCCGCTATCCACCGTGCAGAACTTCTTTTCCAAAATGTCGAAAGCCCCGTCCATTTACACCGTCGCGCCGATCTGCAAGGTGCTCGGCATATCCCTTGATGAAGTGTTCGAAATTACCGAACACTTGACACCAACCGAAGAAACTTTGCAAGCGCGGAATGACGAACTGGAGCGCCACGTGGATGCAAAAGCGGACACGATCGAGATCATGCGGCGCGGAGTGCGTATTCGAAACGGCGTGGTTTTAATTCTGTTTATCATGGTGGTGTTGCTGGCTGCATGGGGTTTGTATATCGATATGCACTGCGCCGACTATGGATTTTGGAGGGGCTGACATGGCGAATTGCATCAAATGTAAAGCAGCGCTGCCGGAAGGCGCGCTGTTTTGCCCTTTCTGCGGCAAAAAACAGGTTGCTGAAAAGCGCAAGGCGCTCAAGCGCGCCAACGGTACCGGCACAGTCTATAAGCTGCAAGGCCGCAGAACGCGCCCATGGGTCGCTGCAAAGAATCGGGTTATCATCGGATACTACTCGAAGAAGTCTGACGCGCTGGAAGCGCTGGAACGGCTCTCCGGCAAACCGTTGGACGAGCGATACAATATGACCTTTGCCGAGGTATTCGATGCGTGGAAAGCGGAGCACTACCGCGAAATCGGCTCAAGCGGGGTGGAATCTTATGACCGCGCATTTGATGTCTTTGCCCCGCTGCACAACAAGAAATTCCGCGATCTGCGCGCAGCGGATTTTCAGGCGGTTATTGACCAGCATATGAGCAAGTCCCACTCCACCGTTTCGAAATATAAGCAGCTCGCGACACAAATGTCAAACTGGGCCATGCGGGAAGAGATTTGCGTGACAAATTTTGCGCATTACATCAAACTTCCCGAAAACGTGAAAAAGGAAAAGGAGATTTTCACTGAGGACGATATTGAAAAGCTGGAATCCAACGGCAGCGACGCAGCGAAGATCGTGCTCATGCTTCTATCGACCGGCATGCGCATTGGCGAGTTATTTTCCCTGCCCGTTGCGTCTTATCACGAGACCTACGTGATTGGCGGTGAGAAAACGGAAGCGGGGCGCAACCGCGTAATCCCGATTCGGAACGAGGGCAAGCCTTACTTTGCGTATTTTGCATCCAAAGCGGCTGGGCCACTGTTGCTCTCCGGCTATGAGGGCCAGCATTCCCCCGAAAATTACCGAAAGCGCGATTATTACCCCTTGCTGTCCCGCCTCGGGATAGAAAAAAAGACCCCTCATGCCACGCGCCACACTTACGCCACGCGCGCGGTAAAGGAAGGTCTTCCGCCAGAAATCCTTCAAAAAGTTCTCGGCCATGCAGATTATTCTACTACTGCAAACATTTACACCCATATTGACCCCGATACGATCGTAGCGGCTGTTACAGGCGCGTTGCTAACAAAACCGGAATCGGGCAAAAAGAAAAAGCCTTGAAACCGTTGAGTTTCAAGGCTTTTTTGGTGGAGACTGCTGGACTCGAACCAGTGACCTCCTGCGTGTGAAATAGCTACGAACACGCGCTTTGCGGAATTATGTTGCAATAACACGGAATAAAGCAGAACAAATGTAACAATACAGGATTAAATGCTTCAATATTCCGCTTCATTCCTTCGCGGTTGCTAACAAATCCCTAACAGGTCTACTCCCGGAACATGTCCTGCAAGCGTTTCACTTCCGCCGCTTTATCGATCTGCTTCTTGTGCAGATAGTCATAGAGACACTTCATTCCCTCGGGCGGCTCGCCGTGCTCCTGCCGGTACTTCTGGATGACGCCAGCAACCTCGGCGTGGAGCATCGTCATGTGATGCATCTCTTCGCCGGAAAGCTCGTAAAACGTCTTCGCAAGAGCAGGGCATTCATCCTTGTATTCGAGGGCACATTTCGCGTACTTCATCGCGTCCTCGATTTCCTCGTCGACCATCGCCGACAGTTTTTCAATGAGTTTCATTTTCTTCCTCGCTTTCTGCGGTCGGCTTAGGTATTGCCTTTTTGATCTCAGCAATCGCCGCGTCGCCGATCTGGTTGCCGATGCTGCGCCCTGTGGGCGTGGCCACCATCGCGCCAAGCAGCATACCGATCAAGAGCTGCACCATCGCGCACCTCTCAAACCCTCTGCACGCGCAGCGCCACATTATTGACCGTAGCGGCAACACCGGTGAGCACCAGCGTCAGGGCGGACCCTGCCGCGCAACAGACCTGACGCACAAGCGCCGGAATGTTGAGATCGACCGTGCCATTGGCGGCAGCAGTCTCGGATGCAGTCGCGCCGGGAACAGCGACGCCATCCTTGTAAAGCGTAATAGTGACGGTTCCGGCAGCAGTAGATGTGACGGTGACCGAGGCATCGACATCGTAGTAACCGGTGCCGGTGATGTTGACAGCATTGCCATTAAGAGCCACGTCGCAGCCGTAGCGGCGGATGAGGCTGCCAAGAGGGATGACGCCGTCGACCGCGACTGCGGTGGGCGTCTGCATGGCAGCATAAAGAGCGGATTTACAAGACATTTTTTATTCTCCTTCCATAAAAATGGGCGGGGCTATTGCCCCGCCTGTTACCCGGCCATAGGGGCCTACCATGTTCCCCGAGCGGGAAATATGGTCTTAAAGGTTGACGTTGCCGTTGCAGCCGCGAGACGCGGGGATGATCTGGCCTGCGCAGGTCGAAGCCACGCCGTACAGCGCGGGCTTGGTCAGCATGCGGCCTTCGATCGCATCCAGACGGCGGTTGAAGCCGCAGCAGCAATCGGAGATTTTCGCCGCAAGGGCGTCCGTCTGCTCCTTGGTGAAGATGCCGTTCTTGAGGTTCTGGTTCTCCATCTTGAGGTCGAAGATGGTCTCCTGCAGGCGCTGCTCGTAGATGCGGCTGGCCTGACTGGTGATCGCCTCAGTGCTGGCGTTGATTGCCATGCGCGTGTCGTTGCTCTGCTGCTCGATGAGATACTGCGTGCGGGACGTGTCGATGATCCCCTGCTTTTCGACCTCGCAGTTGCTCACGCGGTTGCAGCCGGTGTCATTGACGGGATACGGCATATTGCCGCGTCCAAAGCCAAAGCCGTTGCCAAAGCCGCCAAACAGCGCCGCGATGACGATGATGATAAACAGTACCGCAAGCCAGCTCATGCCGGTGCTCTGATCGTTGTTCATGGTGCACTCTCCTTTCCTCGAAAATTATTCCAACGGCTATTTCAGCCGGGGGAATTTGGTTGAGCGCCCCGTTTTGCCATTCTGCGGGGTCTGTGAGGCGTTTTTCGCGCCGCCGAGTATCTTGTTGGCATCGGAACGTAAAGCCTCTGGGGTCGTGCCGAGAAGCCCGCACAGGGCCTTCGCCTGCATTGTGCGCCCGTAGCGCGAATATAGGCTGTCGGCGATACCAGGATCAATGCCGAGCCTGCGCGCCGTGCTCTGCACGCCCTCCAGCGTGTCAACCGTCCCGCTGATCGCCTGCTCCGCTTTCTCCGCCGCGCCTTGCAGGTCGGCGCTGGGAAACATTCTCGCCGCTGCCGCTAAGAGTTGCTTGAGGTCCATTTTCCTTCAGCTCCTTTACCTGATCGGTCAGATTTTTGATGACCGCAGCCATGTCGCTCATGGCCGACTGCATTTCGCCCATTAGCTCCTCCTGCGTCTTTGGCGGAGTGATGATGCCGAGCTCAACGAGCTTGTCGTAATACTGCTGCGTGGTGGCCTCCAGCTCGGCGTATGCCGAAGCGGTCTTGCCGATGAGCTGCTGGCGGTTGCCGAAATAGTCGGTCTGGAAAATATCACCGTTGTCGATAACACACATCATGCAATTTCCGCCGCTGTATCCGGCGATTGCAAACTGGTCCATGCGCGCACCTCCTTTTGTTGCTTTCATCGTACAAAAAAACGGGCGCTCAAAAGCGTCCGTAAAGTGTATGAAAAGTGCGTCGAAACCCGTCGAACGATTCCCCTTGCCTTTTCACATGAAACATGATATTTTAATTTTGCAGGTCATTCCCGGCCTGTTTTTACACAAAAGAAATGACCTCACCGTTTATTCGGTGGGGCCGTTTCTTTTTTCATAGACTTCTGATGCAATTTTCTGGTATGCGCGCCGGCGGTATTTTTTCACTGCATCAACAGACAGGCTTCGCTCCATTGCCACCTGCACGCAGCTTTTCTGCCGCACGTCGCATTCAATAATACACGCCGCCTCCGACGGCGGCAGCTCGAAGGATAAAACGTATGCCACGGCCCGCTTCGGAGCCATCGCGGATAGTTCCGCGCGGATCTGCTTGTGCTGACTGTCCATGCCCGTGTAGGGCTTGCAGAGGCGCTTGCGCGTGGGCTTTCGCCGCCCGCTCCTTCCTGTGCCCAAATCTGGCACCGTTATTTTGTCGCTCTCTGGATCATCGTCATGGCTTCCTGCCGCGTGATAAACGCTTGTGGAGCCGTGCCGTCTGTGATGCCTTCCTCTTTTGCCGCATCCCACACAGGTTTTGCCCAGCTCGAAACCGGTTTTGTCCGCTGCTGCGCAAGGTAAGCGTCCATCATCTTGTTAAACGTTGCCTGATCCATGTACTCCTCCATTTCCGGCGGGTACTTGCCCGCCAAGATCATGCTCCCTGTGTATCGCATATGGTCGTCCCACTGGAAATGCGGCTTGTCCGGGAATTTCTTCCAGTCGCCGCCCCACGAAAAGCCGACCTGCTTGCCGATCTGCCCGCAGCGGGCGAAGAACGACGGATCGTCGTACTCATGCCCCTTGACGTTTTTGCAGATGTCGAACGCAAGCCCGGCCTTGACGCCGTGAAACGTCGGGCGCGTCGCGGTCTTTGCCGCGTAGCCGTTCGCGGCAAGATAGCGCTGATACTCGTCATCTCGTACCGTCTCCGTCACCAGAACCGGAAGCCCCGCCTCCTTGCAGAGGTCGAGGAAAATGACGCAGTTTGCGCGCACGTCCGCCCGCAGGTCGGCGATGTCCCTACTGTGATACATCGCCGTCACCCTTACCGTCAATCACGTCCTGTGCCTTCTGGCTCTGCGTGCCGAAGTAGAACGCGATGATGACCGCATAGATCGTCATAAAGTCCTGCGAGATGTTGCCCGTGACGGCCATGTACGCAAATACTCCCGTCAGCACCAGCGTCACGAGGCTCTTGACGCTCATCAGGTTTGCCAATCTTTTGTGAATCAGTTCCATGTTATTCGTCCTTTCCTTTGATTTTGATTCCCGCCAGTAAGCCAAGCTCCGCCGTCCACGCGGCGAACCACGCGACGGTCAGGCTGTCCGGCACTACCTTGTCATGCGCGGTCAATACAAGCACCGCAACGCAGTACCAGCAGAGGTTCAGCACCGCCGCGATGACGTATTTGTCCCGCTTTCTCAGTTTCTTCATAAGGCCACACCAGACAGCAGCCACGCGATAAACGCGCCCGCCAGCACCGCGAGAGCCTTGTCGACCAGGCTGTCCCAGCGCTTCCCCGCCTTGCCCGTGATGGCTTTCACGTCCTCTTTGATCTCCTTGACATCGCCCTCGACGGTCTCCTGCTTGGTCGCCAACACCTCGACCGACGTTGCCAGCCTGTCCAGCGCCGTTTGATGCTCCTGTAACTCGTCGATGCGGTGGGTGTTGCTCTTGCATCGGCTTTCGATCAGCGCGATCGCCGCGTCATCGTAGTGCTTTGCATTATCCATTTTTCACGCCCCCTTATTTTTGGTGTTCTCCCATGAGCCTATCATGCCGCCCCCGCAAATTCACCACGGGGCAAAAGAACCTGCCGGATTCCCGACAGGTTCTTTTTCTTTACGCCGCTTTCTTCCTCATGATTGCAAGTTGCTCGTCTACCCGCGCGCGGTTCCAATGGCGAATGCTCTTCCCGACGCCGAAGTCCTCAAATAGGGCCGCGCGCTGTTTATCGGAAAGCCCCTTCTGCTGATAAACAAGCTCCATGATCTGTAATCCCTCGCTGTTGCTGATGGTATCACCATTTTTGTCCTTCAGGCTTTCGATCCCGCCTTTTGCCAGATAGAGCGCAATATACTGGGCTTCTGAAACGCCCGTTTTTTTGACGGTATCTATGGCCTTTGCCGCCCACCCGTCCGTTTGGTAATTGCTCACGCTCATTTTCCCAACGATGTTGGCATATTCGTAGGCTTTCGCAACGGCATCTGCCTTATCGCCGTCGCTCATGGACTTATAGCTCGCAAGTCCCGTGAGATCGCTGACGATCTTATAGGAAGTCTGCCCGCGCTTTGTGGCGTACTTGACGTATTCCTCGCCGGTCAACTGTTTGTTTTCCTTATTCACGGTAAAAGATTTCGGTGCGCGCTGCGGCAGGACTTTGGCCTCACCGGTCGCCTCATATAGGCGGCTCAATTCATCTTCCATTTTGCTGTCGATTACCTTCGAGGTATACGCGGGATTCGCAAAATTGTTAAATGCCCGCGCGGCCACGCCTCCGGAGTTTTCCGTGCGCCCCCATGCGTCGATAAAGGGAATCTGCCCGTAGTCAACGCCCGGAATACGCGCGCTGGCCTTGCCGAGCGCATATTGCATATCCGGCGTCAGGAATTTGTTCTTATCCGTATAGGTCGTCATGCGCTCGCTTTCGCCCGTGCGCTCCGCCTGCCCGAAGACCGTCGGGATACCCTGCGTCAAATAACTCGTCGCCGCGCTTGCTACCGCACTGGTTAGTGCGTTTGTGTCCCCGGAGGACGCATACCCCACCGCGTCAAAAACGTCGTTCAGGCTTTGCAGACAACTCATGGAAAGAAGCGGGTCCGTCACGTTGCTTGCTGCCTGAAGCATATCACTCATAGTGAGATACCCGTTGTTCGCCTGCATCTGCTCGTAAAGGTTTGCCCCGACGAAAAACGGAAGCGCTTCCGGCGCAAGCCAATCCAGCGTAATACTCGTGCCATTTGGCAGCTCCAGTGCGTATTCCTGATGTCCTTGCAGCTCGTCGAACTTTTTCTTCTTCTCGTCATCACCGCCGCTGCCGCGAAGAATGCCCTCTTTCGCCATATAAAGGCCGAACATCATCAGCCCCGTGCCGGTCAGTCCGGCGGCGGCCCGGTCGATCATTTCGGTCGCCTGCATATTACCCTTCTGCACCTGCACAAGGTCATAGCTTATGCTTTTGAGGAAACCAATAGGGCTGTATTCCACGCCGCGCACCAGAATGTTGGCTGGTGTCTTGCGGAACGGCAGGATTCCTTCGGCGAGGGTGCTTCCGAGGCGTTTCATCTTGTTATCCCCGCGGTATCTGCCGAGATCGGAGATCATCTGTGAAAACGCATTGGTGTCTCGATAGGTTGCTTTCTGCGCCTCTCTGATCGCGTATTCGCGTGCCGCTTCAATGCCTTTCCCGCCAGCGACCTGCTCCGCGGTAATGCCATTTGCTTTGCAGAATTGCGCCAGCGCCGCCGCGTAATGCGGCTTGGAGAACCATGCGTCTTCCGCATCCAGCGCCGTGCTGTTGAATTTGCGCATCGCTTCCAGCAGCTTCGGTTTGAAGATCGTGCGCCCTTCCTCGATTTCCTGCCGCACGTTGACATTATCATTGTACTTGCCGCTGCCGAGAGCTTGCTCGCGAATGTTGGCATAGTCACTCCATGCCGCCTTGATAAGCCCTGCGTCCTTCGTCGTCAGGATTGCCTTCGTGCGTCCGACTTTGCCGCCGCTCACCGCATTCGCAGCGCTCTCAATGCCTGCGCCGATGACGTTCTTTACCGTGACAGCAGGAACAAATCCTACGTTGCCAACGATGTTGCGCACATGCGTACGTGGGTTACCAAGCATCGAAAAGTAGCGCCAAGCGTTCCATTTGTCAATGAAGCGGCTCGGCATCTGTCTGCCGATATCACGATAGATTTCCTTCATCGCCTCGGTGCGCGCATCGTCGTCCTTTGCGTTCAGGAACTTCTCAGCGAGGTCGCGGTCAATCTTCAGATCAGGGGCCTTTTCCCCGTACTGCTTTTTGAGATCTTCTGTCAAGTTCTCCACGCTGCGCTGCGCCGCATAAAGCTGCGTACTGGGGTCCTGCTGCTTGAGCAGCCGCGTTGCCTGCAACGCCTGTGCCGCATTTCTCTGGCGTTTTACGATGGTGTCGAGCACATCGAGAGCTGTCTCCACATCACCGCTGTTTGCTGCATTGTTGTAGAGCGCCCAGCCAATCGCCGTATTCTCCTTGCTGATTCCCTCTTTGGTGGAACTTTTCCACTTGTTCAAGGTCTTTTGCCAACCCTCGGTTTTTATGCGGCTTTCTGCGTCACTAATGGCCTGCTTGTCCGTATAGCGGTCGTAGGAGAACTCTCCTTTTGCCACCATTCGTTCCAACGTCGGCACCATTGCGTCCGGCGTGGCCTTTGCTTCCAGCACCGTGCGGATCGTGCGGCTGACGTATTTGTCATCCGCCGTCTTCTTCGGTACCTGCACTTCGCGGTATGCGCGCTCGCCCGCCGGGATATATCCGTACTTCTCTTTCAACGTTTCGTAGTTTGCCTCAGGGATCTCGCGGGAGAATGCTGCGTCATCCACGCTGTTGACTTTTTCCAAACGGTCCGCCTCATCTCCGGCGATATACTCCACCGTGTTGACCCCGGCATCCTGCAATGCGGCTTTCAGACGGTCGCTGCTGTTGTCCGGGATCACCGCTGCCAAAACTTCGTCAAACCCAACGGCGCGCTGGGGCTTGGCCTCAAAGTAGCCGGTGGGCATTTCCGCCGCCTCCTGGTAGACGGCCTGGATGTCCTGGGCCGTCTGGCTGCTGATTTTGTACCCCTCCTTGGAGAAGGCCCGCATGATAGCGTCCACCGTCCTCTTGCCCTTGGACGTTTCCATCAGGATGCTGCCGATGATGTCGCTCTCGACGAAGGAATTGTCGGAATGAGCCTTGTTTCCCTGCTTGATCTTCGTGATGATGCTGCCGATCTGGTCATCAATGGCCTGGAGCTTTGCTTCATACTCGGTCCCCTCGTCCATGCCCAGCCGCCCACTGTCCGCCTTGATCTCCTGGATGCTGCGGTATTCCGGCGTCGCCACGGATTGCAGGGTCTTGGCGCTTGCGCCCCAGGTGTTGCCGCCGCGCTCCTCCTGGCCCTCCTTCATCGCCTTGACGATGTTCTCCAGGGTGTAGGCATAGTGGAGCTGCGAGAAACTGCGGAGATTGCCGGAGGGGGTGTAGGGGTCCTTGCCATTGTAGATGCCCGCCTCGCCCAGCAGGCCGTCCAGCTTCCCGGCAATCCACTCCTCAACGGCGTGGTCATCCACGGAGCTGCGCAGCGCGTCAGAGGTAGCCATCCGGTCAATTTCGCCCTTGGTCGCGCCGCCGTCCTGGTACATATCCCATGCGTGGTGAACGATGTCCTCCAGGGTGAAGATGGAAACGCCGTCCATGGAATTGTCGATGCGGTTCTGCCGTCTTTCGTTGATCTCCGCGTCGGTCCAATGCCTCTTGACGGCCATTCTGCGGAGCATGGGTTCGCCCTGTTCCCGGTAGTAGTCCCGGAGAATGTCGCGGATGACCTCGGCATTCTCGCCCAGGGCGTCCTTCACGCTCTCACCGGTCTCCAGGTTGGCCTCGATTTCAGCCAGCGTGTTCACGCCCAGGCGGTCAACCACCTTTTGCAGGGTGTCGTTACCGAACTTGTCCCACACCTTGTCCATCTTCACCGGCTCCAGACTCTTGCCCTGGTCTGCCAGATAGGCCGCCCGCACCGTGTCCGTGGAGGCCAGCTTCTCCGCCAGCTCTGCCGTGCTCCTGGTGCTGGTGTTGTCGATGCCCATAGAGCGCAGGGCGGCGCTGTTCCCGAAGATGCCCCCGGCCACGGAGACATCCCCGGCCAGCCGGTGCAGCTCGTGCTCCACCTGGGATGCCTTTTTGCTGTTCACGGGGTAATCTACTCGCGGAGCTGTCGGCGTCCAGGCATCGCCACCGTACACCTTGTTGGCGCGGAATAGCTGCGGGTCGATGGTGTCCTTGCTGAACACAAGGGAGATGGGGCCGTACTTGGTGTGCCCGTCCCTGGCTTTTACAATGGCGATAGAGGGCATGGGCAGACCGCCCAGCTTCAGCGCGGACATGATGCTGGCCTCATCCTTGTTGTGGACGGCGATCAGTTTGTCAGTCTCTTCGACCGGCGTTTCCATGCTGAACTTCAGCTTGACATTTTGTACGCCACGAGATAGACTATCTACAGAAGCATTCCCTCGCAGAGCGCCGCTGTCCGCAGCGGAAGAGCCATTAATTTGGGGGATGCTTCTTTCTTGCATCTGCCCAATATTATAGATCATCTTACCGTCTGCGCTCTGCGCCGTCGATATCGTAACCTTGTAATATTTCCCGTCAAAGTCTTTGAAAAACGCCGTGCGATAATTCCAACCGCCACTTGCCATACCCCCATGGCGGCTGTTATGATCTACAACGTTTCTATCCCCCTTGACAGAAATCTGCGCCAACTCGTCAATATGCGATGCTGCATTTACTTTTCGCTCAAATGCCGCCTCGCTCATAGTACGCCCATCGCTGGTGTGGTTATCGCTCAGTTTCCCCGCGGAGGTAGCAGTCAGAACCAATTCATCACCATCCGCACCGATAAGCTTAACGTCTTGCCCACGGCGGATTTTCCCGTTAATATAGTCTTCCAGCTGTTCGCTCCAACTTTGTGGGTCATTCCCGAAAATGACCTGCCGGTCGGCGCGGACATATTTTTTGCCATCGGCAGCCTCTTCAATGCTCGCCATGCCATTTGTTCCGCTTGGCGGTGCGCGCGTGCTTTCCTGCGCAACGGTTTCGCTCTCCACCTTGATATGTGCAAGAAGGAATGCTGCCGCATCGCTGATCTCACTGTCGGCGAAAATGTTCATATCGCCGAGGCTGTCGCAAACCACCTCTTCCCAAATCTCCTGCGCCGTCATTTCGGTGCCGGCATAAGCGTCTGCATACGCCGTGCAGAGGGAGTCGACCTCACCGCCGGTAAAGGTCTTATCGATGCGCGTGCGTACCTCGTTCAAATCGACTTCGCCCTTTGCGATCATATCATGTCCGGCCTCATGCCGCATGATCTGGTACGACGTAAATTCAGGATGATCCGCACGGATAAATACGCGGTCGCCCGATACATAGCCGCGCGCCTGGAACGTTTTCCCGTTCTTGCTGCGGAACGTCAGATTGTTTCCGGCAAAAAACGTCACGCGCAAGCCGCGCTCTTTGGCGAGGTCCTTCGCCTTGCGCATTTCCTCCGTCTCGTTCTTCACAAGATAGACGCTGTCATTGACCGCGCCTCTGCCGATGCCGAAGCTCGCAGTGCTTACTTTTTCTCCATAATCGAGCGCAGCTGCTTCGCTGTCTGCGAAGTGTCTCCCTTTCTTCCGGCTCTGATCTCGTCCTGTGCTTTCTTCCACGCCTCGTACTTCTCCGCGGGGATTCGCACCGTTATCCCGTTCGCTGCCGTCGCGTAAATGTACTGCTTCTCCATGTTCGGCTCCTTCCTGCTGCGCGTATTCTGCGCGCAGCTCGTCCATTGTTACCTCTCCTGTCTCGAGGGCAAGGCGGTTGTCATTTACATACTTGTCAAATCCGGTCGCCTGCGCCTCTGCGCCTGCGATCTGCTGCTTTGCTGCAATATAATCCATGTTTGGGGCGACCGCCGTTCCATCAACAGCAGTGTACCCATTCGTCAGCATGTCGTCAAGAACGATCTCGAGCGTTTTCGCCGCTTTGACGTTCTCCTGCCCGTTATCGTTGATGATGCGCTGCGCTGCATCAATGATTTGCGTGCGCGTCAGGCCCTCGTCCATCGCCTTGCGCATGGCGGGGGTCTCGAATATCTGATTGTTTCTCTGGTATCCGTTTGCCGTCCGCTGCCGCGCGCCCTTCTGCTGACCGCGCGAAAGGCTTATATCAGCGATACCGGAGATCTGCTCTGCCGCCGCGCTGTAATAACTGTGCAGCTCTGGGTGGTCGAACTGGAAAGCGTTCACGTTTCTGCCCGATACGTTTTCCTTCGTGCGGCTGTCAATGTGCTCGCCCGTTCCTGCCGCTTTCTTCGCGTCGTTCTGCCCTGCGACATAGCCTGCATAGGCCGTCTCATTCGTCGGGTTCGGGTTCGCCTTGCCCTCCACGCCCGCATTGTAGGCGGGGATAAAGTCCTTCACGTGCTGCGCCGTGTCCTTGCCCTCTTGGTACGAGCCACGAATCGCCTTGCGCCCGCTCTCTCCGAGGGAGTTATCAAAGCGCGCGAAGCGATTTGCCGCAGCTTCCACTCCGCCGCCAATACCGCCGAGTGCCGAGCCAACAAGGAAGTCATACAAGACATCACTTGCCTGCATGGCGCTGTAATTTTCCCCGATACTTTTCCCGTTATAAATCGTCTGTAAGGCAGGCTGTGCAAAATCAGAGATGACCTCCTCTAAACCTTCGCCCGTAGCAGAAAAGAGCGTTTTCAGCACAGCTTGTCCCGCCGCACTCTTTGACAGTTTGGCGACCACATCTTCGACAATTTCATCTGCGGCGCCTGCGCCGTAAATCCCCGCAAGGCCGTCCGATAGCTTTTCGGTCAAGGCCTCAACGCCTCCTGTGCCTACCGAATATGCCGCCCTGCGTAAAAGGCTTGCGCCGCTGTCTTTGCTTTCCAGCGCCGCCGAGCCTCCTGCGCGGGCCGCCAGCGGGATCAGCGAATGTCCGCCTGTCACCGACGCAAGAAGTAAGTCGCCTCCCATCTGCGTCGCATTTACTCCAAGCGTATTTACGAATTTCCCCACTGGGCCTTTCCCATAGTTTGCAAGGTTTTCTTCCGCTTGGGCCTCGGCAGTCAGTCTCTTTCCTGTTTCATAGTTGCCTGCCGCGATTTTCCCAGCCTCTTCTTTCCAGCGCTTCCCCTTTTCCGGGTTACCAATTAGGTTACCTACTGCTTCGCCCACCGCTGCATTGATCTCATTGAAAAGCCCTGCTGCCCCCAAGTATGACCCCGCAGAGCCTTTCACCCCCGCAGAAACAACATGCTTGGCATCGTCCACCACGCCATTTGCCGCGTTGCCGACGCGCTGCGTGACCGTCTGCGGCTTCACGTCCTTCACATGCTGATTGAAGGCTTTTTCGCTCTGGTAGTTCTTCGCCTCTTGCTGCTGCAAAGCGCCCTTGCCGAGGCCCTGCGCAAGCGCATTCTGGTTCTTCGGCATCACGGCATTCTGCTGCACGGTCGGCTGCTGGCGGAACATCGGGCTTGTGCCAGACTGCCGGCGGGGGCTTTGGACTCCCTCGTCCTGTGTCTGTACCGCGGGCGGCGTGCTCTGCGGATACCCAATCTTTACAAGCCGACCGTTTGCGCCGGTGCCTACCACCGTGCGCTTTTCTTCCTGCTGTTCCTGCACCGCAGGCGTTGTCTTGACAAGTCGTCCCATTTAGCCCTCCTCATAGGAATACCCGTACTGCTTGAGCAGTTTTTGCATTTCTGCTTTCTGTTCGCTTGTCATCATCGGCCAAGTCTTGTCTAATGTGCCAAGGATTCGGCCCCCGTCCCCATTTTTAAGCGATGTATTGAATCCGGACAGCAGTGCGATAAACTGGCCTTGCGGCAGCATTCTGCCGTCACTGTTTCCATCGCCCCCACCGTTCTGACCTCCCAGCCAATCTTTATAGCCGTCATACGCGCCGCTCGAAGAGGTAAACCCGAATTTTTTATAGTTGTTGGCAATATAGCTCTTCGGGTAGCCGGACTGATATGCCGCTTCAAACAAGCCATCATAGTCCGCCTCTCTCGGCGGAGCCGTAACGTTGTTGGAGCGTCTTGTGCCGCTTGCTTTTTGTGCCGCCTGCAGCGCGGCCTGCTGCAATTTGTACTGCCATTCCGCGTCGTAGCGTGCATCCTCGATGGCGTCGCGTTCCTTCTGATAGTCATAGTTCAGCTTGTCCTGCTGCTTCTGATACGCCAGCGCATCCGCCGTCTGCTGGTCGCCCACCTGATCGCGCGCGAGCTGATAGAGGTAGTTTCGGTCGGCCAACCAGCGATTATAGTTGTTGTCCTCAAGGCCGATGAGCGTATTCAGGTCAGCGCGGTCGGCATTTAGGCCGTTTTGGTACATGCTATAGGCAAGCTGCTGCAATTCTGGGATTTTGTCCGTCATCTGGCTCATCTGGTAGTCGCTCGCCTGTTGGCTCGCTGCCACCGCCGCCGTGGACGGCATTCCGCCCGTCATCACCGCCGTCTTGCCGAGCACGTCCTCGGCGCTGCGGTCTGCCTCGCGCGTATACTGCTTGCGATACTGCTGATAGAGCGGGTCGCTCGCCGCATCGTAGGAAAACGGCGTGCGGTTCAGCAGCGCGTCGAGCTTTGCACTGATCTGCCCGCTCTGGTCGTAGTTGTAGCTGCTCTCACCCAGCTTATCGAGCCAGCTCGTGTCAGCCTTTGCAGGGCTCGCGCCCGTGCCGAGCTTGATGTACTCGCTGCCGTCCACGCCGCCAGAATAGTCGTACTTCGCGCGGATTTTCTCGGCTGCGTCGTGCGCCGCCTGCTGGCCCGCCTTGTCTCCCTCAGCATAGGCCTTGTTGTAGGCCTCTGTATACTGCCGGATGAGATCAAGGTCGCCCGAATCGTTGATGAGCGTCAGGTCTGTATTTTTGTGTTTGAAATTATCTGCCATTGTCCCCTCACTTTCTGCCGCCCGTCACATATTCGTACTCGAGCGCATAGAGCCGGTATTCTCCCGTGGCTTTGATTTTCAGTTTGAAGTGGTCGCAGCGGCGAATCGGGCAGTTGAGCGTGAAAACGCCCTTTTCCTGCGCCCCGCAGCGGTCGACCTCTTCCCACGCGCCGCCGTCGAACTTGACGAGAAAAGCGATCTTCGCCCCGCTTTCCGCCTCGATGCGCGCCCGCACGCGCTGCACGTGCTTCGCGTCGAACGATCCACCGTCATAGTCGGCAAACTCCGCTTCGCTGCTGACAGCGCCCTCGCGCGTTGCCCCGGTCGGGATATCTGCCGGATTTCCCAGCAGCACGCACCCGCCGTCTACTAAGGCCATGATACCGCCCGAATAGGCCATTTGCACCACGGCGAGCGTATCTTCCTTATGCCACGTCCCGTTTTCGCTGCTGTAGCAGTACAGCGCAGTTTTGCCATCCTCTTTCAGGCTCACATAGTAGTTAAGACCGTCGCTGCCGCCCACGGCGTCAGAGAGCCGCACATCGTCGCCCAGCACGCGGGAGATGCAGCGCGGCATACCGCCGCTGTATGCCATGATGCCGACTTTCGAGAGGTAATAGAGCGTTTCCCCTGCCACGGCAAGGCTTTTGTGGCTGCCTTTCATCACGCCAAGCACAGCACTCGACATGAGCTGGAAGTTCGTCGGGATCGTGCCGTACATCTTGAAGATTTTGTCCTCTTTGAAAAAGCACGGGTAGCCAAGATAGCTCACGCACGCCGTAAATGCCCCCGCCGTGCCGCTCTCCACGCTGAACGCGTCCGTCGACAGGCCATCAAACACGTTCCAGTTGTACGGGTCGCCGAGCTTTGAAGCAAAGATGCTGTCGCCCTTGCAGCCCCACACGCGGCTCTCGTTCGTGCAGACAAAGTCCATGTCCGGCACGCTGCGCTTGAGCGTGACCGTCCCGGTCTCCGTGATGCTTTCCTGCCCTTCTGGCAGGCGGAAAGTATTCTCATAGAAGCGCAGCGTCTTCTTGTCCTCGCTGATCTCGCGGATGATGGGCGTGCGGTTGTTGTAGGTCTCCTTTGTGCAGCCCGAGATCGTCACGGCGTCGCCCACGTTGAACGGGAATGCCGCGCCGGTTGTCGTTATGCTGTTTGCCGCCGCCTTTTCGTCAGCATACGTGCCATTGCCGAATTTCAGGCCCGTTGCGGCATAACTCGCCTCCATCTGCTTGATCGTGCCGTCCTTTTCGCACACGATCTTGTCGGGGAAGATGAGCACGCGCTCGCCCAACGCGCAGAAGGTCTTTTCACTGTCTGCGACCGTCGTCTTCTCTTCGCCGTTGATATAGAGCTTCGCGCCGTATACCTCGTAGAGCTTGCCCGCACTGAAAATGCCGTTCGCCTTGCCCATACCCTTTTGGACGGTATAGCGCCGCGCGCGGGGAGCAAGAAGCGGGAAGTATCGCGCCGACAGGTTTTTCATGTCGTAGAGCTCGCCGCCGCCCGCGCCGAAGGTGTGGTTGATCCCGCCGAATTTCTCCTGCTGCACGCGCCGGTTCGTATATGCCGTAATCTCAGGCAGTCTCATCTTTCACCGCTCCTTTTGCTTCGTCCGGCGTATCGCCTTTTTCGCCCGCCGGGGCTTCTGCCGCATCGCAGATCGTCACGATATTGCGAAGCGACTGGCGCACCGCTGCCACCACATCGACGGCATCACCGTTGACGTTCAAAATGCCGATCAGGCGCATCGCGTGCGCCGCTTCCTGCTTGATCTTTTCATTCATGCTGATTCCTCCAATCGTTTCAGCCGTTCTTCCTGCTCGCGTACCTTCGCCCACAGGATCGGAATGAATTCGCTGTACCGCAGAAAATAGGTCTCGCTGCCGTCCTTGCGCTTGGCCGCCGCCCAGCCCGCGAATTCCTTCGATTCAATGCCGCACGCGCGCATCGCCGCCTCTACCTCCTGCGCGATGAATCCCGTGTGGAAGCGTCCGCTCGTGCCGCTGTTGAGCTTGTAGCGCTTCGGCTCGACGAGCTCAAGCATGCGCACGTACTTCTCCGGCAGCGCCTCGATGCTGTTCTTGATGTTCCGGTCGGACCCGTTCAACTCGTTCGTGCTGCAATAGATCGCGTCCCAGACGAAATTCCGGCTGCCGAGATTATAGAGCGCGTCCGAGTTCGGTATGACGTCTCCCTTAATCTGCACTTCTTCGGAATTTCCGTCCACCTCAACAGAGGCGTGATACTTGTTGCTTCGGTCCCACCCAGAGGCGATAAACAGGCTACCGTCTTCCGCGAACAGCTCCATTGCGCTGGAACTGATGTCGAGCTTGTAGTCGGATGACGAAGCATAAGTCGTTTGTATTGTGCCGCATTCGTTGTCGTCATCGTCTACGACGCTGATGCTTCCGCCGCGTAGCTTTGTCGCCGTCAGCGTGCCGTAGATGTTCACCGCGTCCACGTACAGATCGACGGTTCCCGTGCTCGCCACCTGCACGCCGTTGTAGTTGAGCGTGAAGATCGTGCCGTTCTCGCCGCTCGACGCGCCCAGCGTGAAGCCGGTCGCGCTCTGGTCGAAGATGCTCTGTGCCTGCGTCGCGTCGATCTTGGCGCTCACCGTCGCGCGGATGCCGTTCACGTCAGTCTTGATGTTCGTGATCGCACCGTCAAGGTTTGAAACACTTACCTGTAAGCCCTTTGCCGTTGTGTCAAGCTGCGTGATGTCGCCCTCGGCATTGCTAAGGCGGGCATCTAATCCTTTCGCTGTAATGGAAATTTTATTTACATTCTCGTCCGTATCTGCAATTTTGGCATAGATCGGCTCGGAAATATTCTTGATAAACTCGCTCAGTGCGTTCTGGTTGATGTTGCTTCCATCCAGATTGAAGAGCGTATACCGCAGCTGTTCCAACAGCACAAAAAGGTAGTCATAGACCCCGTTGATCTGTTCCTGCGTGTCTTTCCCTTCTCCGTTCGGGAAAGTCGTCTCCACCAGCTGAAATGTCGTCGGCACTTGTCATCACACCTTCCAGTTGCCCTTGCTCTCTTTTCGGTTCTCGCGCCGCCACCATGCCATAGCATCGGCCACCGCCTCGTTGGCAATGGCGTGGTCGTTGGCATAGAGCGCGCTGTCCTGATTGTAGGCGTCGAGCTGCGCTGCCAAATAGAGGTGGTAACACTCATTGTGTCCGTCCGGCAGCAGCAATTCCATATCCTCGACGCTTGCGGTGTCATCCTCCACGCTCACCTTGAGGGTGGGGGCTCCCACCCCCATCATCTCGGCGATTCGGTGCTCAAGCACCATGAGAATTTCCGCCTTGCGCGGCGTGCTCAATTTGTTAGGCCTCAGCGCGTCCGCGTCACGGATAGCTTTCAGCATTTTCATACATTAGACCTCCATGAAATATTGCCCCACCAGCTCGTGAGGCAGATACTGGAGAGTGATTTTGTTACCGGACTGCTCACCAATACGCTCGCAGAGGTACAGCTTAGTGTCCTCAGGGTCTTTATAAAAAAGACCATAGGTGTACTCCATACCACGAGCGGCCGGAATCGGGTCATCCTGCGTGCCCGCGTGGTCGACGTTGATGATCGTCCACATGGCAGGGGTGGAGTGCGGCGGCCAGTTCTCTTGCGTGGTGTGGCCCTGACCTTTGTTGACGCGGTAGACGTGCAGCACGCCGCTTTCGTCCATATCGCTGCGGCGGTCGCCGGGCTTGACGGTCTCGCCGATGTGATCCGCCCAGCGCGGGAACAGCTCGGGCGACTTCGCCGCCTCGCCGTCAGAGAGCGACGCGCTGGCCTGCTCGATGACCGGGCGCAGTTCTACAGCGCGCGCCATGGTCACGACATCACCTGTGAGGGCGACCACCGCGCCGACGGCGTTCTCCGTCTCCGTAGGCTTGCCCATCTTGATAGATACGGTGCCGTCGCGGTGGTCAGTGAGGTCGCCAGCGATGCTATACTCGCTATTGTCGTACTCGTTGACGACCTCTTTGGTCTCGCCCGTGGGCTGGCCTTGCTCGTCCAACACGTCCACCATCTCGCGCTGTACGATGCTCCACGGGGTATTGTCAGGCAGCAGCGCCGCCGCCTCTGCGTGGGTCATGGTGAGCGTGATGGTTTTGGTGTCGCGTCCGTCCCAGCTGTGGTCTTTGGGGTTGCCGTCGATCTCTGCGGGATATTCGGTGTTGTTGACTTTGATGTAAGTTGCCATAGGGTAAATCCTCCTTGTAAATTAAAAGCAGAAAGCAAAGGGCACGCCAGAAACAACGTTTGCACTCCTGGATATGGATGCGCCTTTATAATTAACACAACAGTAAAATCTTGTATTACCGTTATACGGAGAACGCTCCCACCACTCGATCGCGCTATCGATGTAGTTCTTCACCTTGCTGTTGCCAGCTTTGTAGTAGTTGTACTGCGTGCCCTCGCCCTTGCCGGAATTCTCATCGCTACCAAAAATCTCAATCTCACTCAGTAAGAATAGCTTATCTGCCGTAGTGACTATGGTACGGCTTTCCGAGGTTAGCTTGTTCACTTCTCGGATGCCGCTCTGTACATCCGTTGGCATTTGTTTCAAAATGATAGGTAGGTTTGTTTCCCGCATGTCACACCTGGACCAGCCTTTTGAGTTGGTAGTAGTATTGTGCATTGCCTTCTTTAGTTCATAGCAGTCATGCAGCTGGAACGTCAGCGGAGCCTTGCCCGAACCGTCTGAATAGTCGTCGTGTTTCTTGCCGATGATGTCGATCTGGTAGTCTACACCGCCGATGGTCATGGGCTTATGGTCTGCTACCTTCCACGTGTCCGGCACTTCATTGTTGTGGCACGCCGCGATGATCTGCTCCCATGTGTTGTTGGCAAACACCGGGTCGTAGCTCGGCTTAAACGTGATATCATACCCCGTGCCGTCAATCAGCGTCCTTCCTTTGAGGATGTTGTACACCGTGCCGCCCACCATGCACTTGCCACTCTTGACGGTGTAGGTCGTGCCGTTGACGAGAGTTTTGTGTGTAGCGGGCGGTGGGGGCGGCGTGACATTGCCCGAGCTGTCGACTTCCATGTCTTGCGGGAGCACCATAGCGGGGCGGATGCCGATCGAGTTGGATGCGTAGTCGTCGTTGTAGCCGCCGTCGGAGTTGACGACCAACACGTAGTTGGCGCTGTAGGTGCTCGGGGAGCGGAGCCACCAAGCAGTGGCCGTACCACTCAGATATGCAATGCGCTTGGAGTCTACTCCGGTGTTCGCGTTGAAGTAATCCAGCTTAGTGCCATCATTCGGTATATAGCTTGCGCCAGCCAAGCCGGCTTCAGGACCGGATAGCAGGAACACCTTGCAGGGCAGCCCGTTCGCGCCGCTCTGGTCGGTGCCGTCCGAACCGCCGTTCTTGCGATAGGGAATCTTCACCTGCTTAATGGCGTCCTTGATATTGCTGTCGAATAGGTTGAGGAACGTTCCATTCAGGTAGGTGTGGATGTCACTGCTTTCGTACTTGTTGATATTTCCGCTCTGCCAGACACGGTTCTCGTAGATGTCCTTCATCAGCAGCCAAGTGCCGGTGCAGGATTCGTCGTAGATGCTGCTCGGTTTCCCCTGATGGACAACGATGAACTCTGTTGTCGTACCGTTGACTTTCAGCTTGACAATACTGCCGACGGCCTTACTGCCGAGTTGTGCATTTGCCATCTCAGCACCTCCTTAACCGTAAACCCAGTTGATCGCGAAGTTCTCCGTGGGCGTGGTCTCCGATGCCACCAACGTCTGCTTGACGATGTTGCCGGATGCGATGTAGTCGCTTCCTCGCGTCGCCGCCACCAGCCCGCCCGAGCCGTTGCCCTTGAGGAGGGAGGTGGTGGAGGGGACATTGACGGGGCCTGCGGGGCCCTGCGGGCCGGTCGCACCTTTCTCGCCCTTTTCGCCCTGCTCGCCCTTGGGGCCTTTGATGTTGACCGTCGCGGGATTCGCAAGCCCGCCGTCGTTCGTCCAGCTCAGATCGCCCGCCGCGGACACGGCGGGCGTAAAGGTCGCGCCTTTTGCGCCGTCCGCGCCCTTCGCACCATCCGCCCCGGCGGGGCCCGTCTTGCCTTGGGGACCCGTGGGGCCTTGCGGCCCGGTTGCGCCGGTTTCACCTTGCGGACCGGTTTCTCCCTGCGGCCCTCTCGGGCCCTCGGGGCCGGTGTCTCCCTTTGCGCCGTCAGCACCGGCAGGCCCCCGTGCGCCCGTGTCGCCCTTCGGGCCCTTGAGGTTCACGGTCTGCGGATTCGCCTTGCCGCCGTCGTTCGTCCACGACAGGTCGCCGTCGTCGCTCATGCTCGGCGTGAACGTCACGCCGTCCTTGCCGGCGGCACCGTCCGCGCCTTTTGCACCATCTGCGCCCTTGGCTCCATCCGCACCGGCAGGGCCTTGAGGGCCAGTCTCGCCGGGATCGCCTTTCGGTCCCTGCGGGCCGATAGGCCCCGTGTCACCTTTCGCGCCCTGCAAGGGGCCGTTGTTGATGAACTCGCCGGTAATGCCGTCGAAAATGTAGATGTCGTAGGGCTCTGCCGTGCCTACGCCGTAAGCATCGCCCGCCACTGCGGTCGCTTTCTGTGCGGCGTCCAGCGCAGCCTTTGTGCCGTAGTAGCCCAGCACCTTGAAGCCGCTGCCGGTCTCCCCCTTTTGGCCTGCGGGACCCCGCTCGCCTTGCGGTCCGATCTGCCCCTGCGGGCCCTGTTCACCCTTCGGGCCGCGCGGACCTTCGGGGCCGGTCGGTCCGGTCGCGCCGGTGTCACCTTTCTCTCCTTGGGGGCCAGTATCTCCCTTGTCGCCTTTCAGCGCGGCAAGCTGTGCCGCCGTAAAGTCGGAATAGGTAAAGGCATCGCCCTTGTCTCCCTTTGCACCCTGCGGGCCAGCGGGGCCGGTCTCGCCTTGAATGCCCTGCTCCCCCTGCGGGCCGCGCGCGCCGGTTTCACCTTTGGGGCCCTGCGGCCCGGTCGCGCCGGTCGCACCGGTCTCACCTTTGGGGCCCTGTGCGCCGGTTGCGCCCGTGTCACCTTTGGGGCCGGTTGCGCCTGTGTCGCCCTTGGGCCCCTGCTCGCCGGTATCTCCCTTGGGGCCGACTTCACCCTGCGGACCGGTCGCGGCAACGCCCGTGTCGGCAAAAGCGCCCGCCGTGGCGTCCCACTTGAACCAGTTGCCCGTGGTCTCGTCGACGTATGGCATCTTGGAAACCGCCGTCTCCGCATCCGCCGCCGCCCGCAAAACCTCATCTACCCAGCTTTGATAGGCCGGAGGCGGTGTCTCTCCGCTGTCTTCCAGCGTTTCGCGCACGCGTGTTTTATATATCTGGCTCTTCACAATGGTATCGCCCACGGTATAGCGCAGCTCTGCCGCGCCCTCGCCGGCCACCGCTGTATCAACGCTCGATACCAGCCACACGAGCGCGCCGTTATCTTCCGTCACCGTCACGGGATACGGCTGCGCATCACCGTTTCGCTGCACGATCAGGCTCGCCACGCCCTCGCCATAGCCCTCGCGCCACTTTCCCAGCACGTCAAAGACGACCTTGCGTGCCTGATTCTCGCCCCTGCGCCCGAGCTTGATCTCTTCGAGCGCGTAAGCATTTTCAATAACCATGTTGTCACCTCTCTTATGGAAAACGGCGCAGCAAGAGCGACTTTTTCGTCCCTTGCTGCGCCGTGTCGCAACTCATTTTTCGTGTCTCGCGGTCGTATTCACTTACGCGTTGTGGGCTTTCGCGCTCTCAACGTAGTCGCTGCTCATCGTCTGGATGAGATTCGCGGTCGAGGCGTCCTGTCTCATCTGGTTCTGGATGGCCCACAGGAACTTTCTCTTGACCTGCACGGTCACGCCGCGCTGGATCAGGCAGCTTTCGCCGTTCACGCACACCAGCAGGTCATCCTTATACTTGCCGCTGTCCTTGAACAGGCGGACGCTGACGTACTCCTCGCCCGCGCGGGCGGCGTTCACAGCCGCAACGGCGTTCTTTGCTTCGCTCATCGGTCTTTCCTCCGTTTCAGTGTCGGGGGCGGCGTTCACAGCCGCCCCCTTGGTGGTTAGGTCAGCGGGGTCTCGTCGAACGTGGAAGTAGTCTCCACGCGGATCATATACGCCTCGACCAGACGTTCGGCGACCTTGGTTGCCTTCCAGCCGACAGTTGCACGCTGGTTCAGCGGGTCAGCCGTACCGGCAGAGCCGAGCGGCTTGACGATGTGCTCAAGGCCACCACCGGTCAGCTCGGTCGTGCCGTAAGCCTCTGCGCCCATGATGAGGGTGGAGTAGACGTTGCGGCCCTTCGCGCCAGCCTCGCCCGGATAGATGGCGGTCGACGCCGTCGGGGTAGTGCCGGGTGCTTCTTTCAGCGTGATCGTCGCGCTGCCAGCAGCCGCAGCCGTGGCGCTCTCGATCTCAAGAAGCGCGCCGCCGATGACGACCTCACGGCCCGCCAGCTTTGCGGCGTCGGCAGTGGTGATGGTCTCGTTGACGGTCAGCACTTTGCCGGATGCGCTCTTAACGGTCAGGTCACGTGCACCCTCGGTCAGGTCATCCGCGTGGAACACCTTCGCTTCGGTCGTCTCGATGAAGCGGACGCCCGCGATCTTGCCGATCTCGTCGTCATAGATGTTGCTGGTGTCCTTGTACTCGTGCGGGCGCTTCCAGTCGGGGTCATCCTGAATGTCGTAGGAGCAGTCAGGGTGAATGATGGCCCAATAGGAGCCCTCATAGCGCGGGGCGTTCATGGTTTTCAGGAAACGAACCGCCTTGCGGACGGCGCGCACCGTGAAATAGTGGTTGCCCGTGGTCTCGCCGCCAACGAGCAGATGACGGCCCGTCACCTGACCTTCGCCGTACTGGACGTTGGAGCCGCCGTTGATGACCTCGCGGGTGATGGTGTCGAGCGTGCGGCCCGCCTGAGAGCCGAGCAGCACCGTCGCTTCCTGCAGGTTGTTGTCGATGGCGGTCAGGTCGAGGATATCGGAAATCTCGACAAAGTCGCCGTACTGGTCGACCTGCGCGGTCAGCGTGGTCATGGACAGCTTGCGGCCCTTGGGCGTCACGCCTTCGGTGATGGGCGTTAAGGCCTTGGGCAGCGGGTCATACTTGCGGAACTCGATCTCCTTGCCCTTGCCCTTGGGGATGTTGCGCTTCTGTGCGAAGCGGTCATGCACCAGCTCGGGCTCGGCGTTGTCGATCAGAGTGTCGCAGTAGTAGGTCTTCATTTCGCCCGAGAGACCGGCGTCGGTCGTCACGTTCGTCTGACCCTCGAACAGGTTCAGAATAACGGGCAGAATGAAAATGTCTTTGAACTTCTTCATAGAGTTTTGTCTCCCTTCTTACAGTCGGTAAATTAGGCGGGCATCAGAATACGATGCGCTCGCCGCGCCGCACGCGTCTTGCGATCTCTGCGCGGTCGGCCTTCGTGAATTTGCTCGGGTCACTCTTGACAATGACCCCCGGCTGGGAAGTGGTTCCGTTCTCGTTCGGGCGCATTCCTTTCGCGCGGACGTTGTCCATCACGCGCTTTTCCATCTCCGCCGCAGCTTTCGCCGCGCTGCGAGCCTGAATGTCGCCTAAATGGGATACCTCGTAAGCGTCTTTTACAGGAACGCCAGCGCGCAGCATCGCAATGAAGCGCGGATTCTCCGCAACTTCGCGCTTGAGGTCGAAGTCAGGGTACTCTCCCGGCGCGTCCGCCGTTCCGACCAGCTCACTCGCCTGACGAATCCAGTCGTTATATGTCTCGTCGGCTTTCTGCTGGCGCTGTCTGTCTTCTTCCTGGCGTTTGAGCGCCTCATTTTCCTGCTGCATGCGTACATACTCACGGTACTGTTCAACGCTCATGCCCATACTCTCCGCTTCCGCGTTGTAGAGCACGCTGTTGAGCGCCGCATCGCCCTCAAAAGCCGCACGCAGCTTACTCATATCGCCGTCCGTCACGCCATAATGGCGCATCAGTGTGTCGATAATGGGCTGCGAATCGGCGATCTTCTGGTCTTTGGCCTTCTCTTCGCCAAATCTGCGGTTGATGATGCGCTGCGTCTCCGCAGTGTACACGTCCTTGTATTTGCCGTTTACGAGATCAAGGAACTCCTTTTTGAGGTCTTCCCCGCCTTTTTCCGCAGCCCCGGCATCGTGCTGCTGCATCTTCACGCCCTCGCCTTTCGGCTCGCCAGAAGAGGCTCCCGTATCATCAGGTGTCTCCTGCTTGCCGAACACGACGTTGGCGTATTCGCCCGTTTTGCCCTTCCGGGTGGGAGAAGAGCTTGCATTCGTGGTCTCGCCCTGTGTGCTCGCGCCTCCCTCAGCGCCGCCCGATGCACCGGCAGCGGCTCCCGCAGCGGCAGTGCCGCCGTCAAAGAGGCTCAGGATCACGCGAAGCGTGGTTTTGAGGTTCATGGTATCCCTCCTGCTTGTCAAATCGCGGATATTCGGCCCTCCGTGTAGGCCGTGCAGCGCTTCCCATCATCCGCAGGGGAGGGGAGAGCGGCGAAAAGATGAAGAAAAACGCCGACCCTCCCTCGCGGGCGTATGAATAGGAGGAAGCCACTCGCACGCCTAAAGCGTAACATGCGGCTTCCTCCGTCTCACCACGGGTGAGAAAAAATTTTTAATTTTCTTCGATGCACTCGCAGATAGCGTCCGGCCTCGTGGTCTCAAGCTGCTTGAGCCCGATGCAGGCCGCAAGAAATGCCGCCTCGATGCGCTCATCGCCTCCGCAGTGGATGAGGAAGCGCGGCGCCCCCTCGTCTATCTCGAAGCCATAGACCTCGCACTCTCCCTCAGCTTCCATGTTCTTCACATAGCCTCCGAAGGCATACATCACGCCAGTAATGTAGTTGCAGCATTTCTCGTCCGCCGAATGGCCTTCGCACAGGATCATGTAGCGACCGATTTCGTGCTCGATGTGAACCATCGTCATGCACTTACACCCCCGGCATCGCCGCGCTGCTGCCCGTGTCCATGTTCGGCTTAGACTGTTCGGCAAGCTTCTGCATGTACGGTGTCTGCGCGCTCTGTGCGTCGGCGTTCTTGCTCTCAATTCCGCCGCTGCTGCCGCTCTTGCGTGTCGAGCCTCCGCTCTGCGTGCCGCCCGCCATTCCGATACCCACGTCCTGCCCCGTAAGTTGCTGGATAACCGCGAGCGCCTTTTGCAGCTGATCGCTCTGTTGCTGCACGACGTTGTAGAGCGTCGCGCCCTCGTTGACCTGGCTCTTGATCTTGTCGATTCCTTCGAAGTCCATCATGTCGAGCGCAATCATACTTTCCTGCGCCCTGTCCGGGGAGAAGAATCCCAGCGAATAAAGCTCTTTCGCCCGCTCGTTCTGTTCCGCGCGGGAGAAGGGATTCTTCTTCTGCGCCTTGATCTTGATGTCAAAGACCGGCCTACGGAACAGGTCATTGCCGAGGCTATCCACGCCCGTCACCTGATCGCCGAGCTCGTTCACGCCGATCTGCGCATACTCGTAAGGCATTTCATTAGTGATGCGGAACGTTCGCGCTGCATCGTAGAACTGTCGCATGCGCTCGATGCACAGTTTCACGATCTTCGTCTGCGCGCGGTAGCACGCCGCGATCATGTCGCGGCTCGCCTTGTTGCCCGCCTCCTGCAATGCAGAAATAGCCGCCGCCGCCGTCGCGCCGCTGGACGTGCCGCCGTTCGACACATCGCGGTTGGAGCTCGTCTCTTTCATCTCGTCGATCTTCATCTGCACGATGTTCGCGTAGATGGAATCGAGCGGGCGCGTCGTCACCTCGCGGAGCCTGCTCTCGTCGATCTGGCCGGACACGTGGATGATCGGCTTGCGCCAATCAAGGAACTCTTCTTCGTTGATGTTCAGGCTTTCGCTCGCGAAATACCGGCGCTTGCTGCCCATCATTGAAGTTTCGAGGATGTTGCCCCACAGTTTGTCGATGTAGAGCTGCGGGTCCTTTGCGATAGCCGTGTAGCCAAATCCCGCGGGCGTTCCCTTTTCGGGGAACAGCACGTCGAACACGAACGGATATTCTCCGTCTTCGTAGAAGCCGCCCTCCGCATATTCGGGGTCGTTTTCGCTGGCGTAGATGATGTGCTCCTCGTCGATAAACTTCGCGTAGTGCAGCACCGTTCGCCCGTCTGCGGTCCTCTTGCGGTAATACCAGTCGATCACGGCGACCTTGTTGCTCGTGTCCACCGTATCGTCGTACTCGTATTTCGCCGTTTCAATGCTGCTGCCGCTGAGTTTATCCGCAAACTGCGGGTATTCGTCCTCGATGATGTCGCGGTCGACGAGCGCCACTGTAAACACGTTGCGGCTCTTCTGGATGTCCTCAACACCCGGCTCCCAGAAGATGTTCAGCGGGTCAATGCCCTCGATAGCGATGTCGCCGAGCCCATTGTCTTTCTCCTTGTCCCAGAACACGCCGTAGATCGCCACACCGTGTTTGAGCTTTTCCCACCACTCGAAGCTGTATGTGCTGTCAAATTCGTTGTATTCCATGATGACCGGCAGCACGGACGAGAGCGTCTTCGCGCTTTCCTCGTCGCTCCGCTCGCGAGGCAGGCATACGGGCTCGGGGTAGTTGTCCATCGCGTCTGCGTGCTTATTCATGATCGAGTTAAACAGCCATGCACTCGCAGGCTCGGGCGATTCCCCCGCGTCTTTCGCCCCGCGTCGGATATCCTCCCAATGCCGAAGCTTCCACCAGCGCTCCTCGCTGATGATGCGATTCTCGAAGTTGCTCTTGCCCTGCTTGTACTTTTGCAGCGTTTCTACAGCGTCGCCGATCTCCTTGCTGCCGATGGCTGCGCCGCTGTTCATCGCCGCGTCGCTGTCGCGGAATGCGCCTACAAGCGGCGCTTCTGCCTTTGCATCCAACATCGCAGCAGCGCCAGCCGCGTCGGCCTGCTGCTGCGTCTGCGGGAATTTTCTCATTCCTGCCATGTCTTCCCCTCCTGTCAGTTGTGTTGAAACCACGCATATCTGTCGTAGCTCGGCGTATTGATGTCCAGCGGGTCATACAAGACCAGCTTCGGCGCTTTATTCTCCCGCGCCGCAATGGGATTCTCCATGCACACATAGCGTGTCATGTCGTAGATATGATCCTCCTGCTCGGTGTTCACGTCCTCGACGTCCTTTTCGTCGTAGACGAGGTTCGGGACCGTGCGGATGAAATTCTTACACGTATCGAAGATATACAGCATCGGCACACCGTTCTCGTCGAACGCGAATCGGTTGTGCAACTGCATCTTGCCGTCGATACGGGCGTTGTCGCCCTTCTCGAAGTAGACGCGCTCGCGCTCAAAGAGCGAACCGATGCTCTCCGTACCCTGCGTGCCCCAGATCGCGGGGTCGCCCACACGGAAGATGTGCCGCCCCTTGAGATTCGGGTCTTCGGCCTCGATACGCTTCATCTCGCGCGCTACCGCCGTCGGCTCCATCTTCACGCCCTCGTTCGGCGTGCCCGTGCAGCCGTAATACTCGCGGATATGATAGAGCCTGCGGTCGTGGTCGACTGCAAACCAGCCGATGGCAAACGGCCTTGAATAACCCCAGTCCATCGCGCACCAGACCGGCCACTCTTTCGGGATCTGAAACGGTGCAATGACGTGCGTATTGATGCGGTCGCGGTAGTGTTCGCTGTCGTTGCGCCACTCGGTAAACACCTGCCCGGAGAACGTGTCCCAATCGCCGTATAGCAGCGCATTCTTCTCCGCCTCCGGCATCGACGCAAGGCGCGTCAAATAGCTGTCATCGTTCTTGAGCAGTATCTTGTTGTCGAACACCGTGCTTGGCACAAAGATGCGGCTCTTCTGCCGATGCTCTTCGTGCCCATCCGGAAAGCGCACGACTGCATCCTCGCGGATGGTCCTCATCGGCGGCGCTGCCGTGATGAAACGTTCCTTGACCCATCCGTGCCCCACACCGCCTGGGTTTGCCGTGCTGCGGATGTATACACGCGTCCCCGGTCCGTTCGGTCGGTTGCGGGAAAAGAGGTAGCTGTATTCCTCCCACGTAAAGTGGGTCAGCTCGTCGAATGCGATAAAGTCATACGCCTGCCCCTGATACTTGATCTTGTCCTTTGCGTACTGCATCGAGCCGAAGATGATTTTCGCCCCGCTTGGGAATGTCCACGTGTGGCTGCTGCCGTTGTAGCGCGCGCCCGGATAGATACGCGGGTAGTAGTTCAGCGTCTTGTCAATGAGCTCGGCAAGCTGCGGGAAGGTCTTTCGCAAAATGATCGCCTTGTAATACGGGATATCTACTTGACGCAATGCCTCGATGACCAACGCATCGGATTTCCCCCCGCCTAACCGGCTGCGCCGCCGTATAGAGCCTCGTCCTCCCAGCGGCTCATAAAGAGTGCCTGCTTGGGCTGCGGCTTCCATACCACGCTACGCTTCGCCATTCGCATCACCTCCCGCGTCCTGCGGAACAGGCATTACCGCGGGCAGCTCTGCCACACCGCACACGCTCTCTCCGCCGTCGTCCTTCTTCTCGTCATTTACCCAGCGGAAGTTGTATCTCAGGCTGAATTCCGCGCCACGCTGCCCATCTCGGTCGAAGAGACGTTCCTCTGCGTAAGCCTCGATGCGGGCCTTCGCGCGCGTGACCGTGTCAACGAATCCTTTCTTTGCCTGATAGTTCAGCAGCGCTTGCCTGCTCGTAAATCCCAGCGCAAGCGCGAGCCCCGTCACCGTCGGTGGGCGCTGATGAATGATAAACGGCTGCCCGAATTTGTCGAGGATCGGCATCCCATCATCCCCGATAATCGGCTCGCCCTTGCAATCCTCGAAGTATTGGTCAATGACGGCCTGCATTTCTTCGACCGTCGCATATTTGGGATGACACCCCGCTTTTGCCATGCCGCCACCGCCTTTCTTTTTTATGCTGCAAGCCCCCGCCCTCGGCCTTATTGCGCAGCATTCTTATCCCCGCTCGGGGAACCGAGCTTCCTATTTCCGACGGTAACACGCCATCTTTTATTTCTCACCACGGGCGCAGAAACTTTCTCTTTCCTTTCTGCGCTCTCCCCTGTATAGTTACATACACACAACATAGATACATCCTGCGTATAGCACCCTCTCCCGAAAGAAAAGAAATATAAAAGAAAAGAAAGAGGTTCTCCCTCACGGCAAAAAGAGAAGCAGGGCTTTCGCCCTGCCTCTTCTTATGCCATTTTGAGCTTTCTCTTCACCCACGCCCACAGGTTGCGCCACGGATGGGATTCTGCGTAATTGGCGCGCTGCTCGGCGTTGTAGCGCTTGTCACGCATTACATCAATGACCGTCCCCTTAAAAGCAAGATCGTCGTTCGCCCGCCCAAGCGCCGCCTCAGTATCGGCGAGCTTATTTCGCAGCACATCTGCGTCCGCTTTCAGGTTTGCGATCTCGTTCTCTCGGGTGATGGCCTCGCCGTTCATCTGGTCAAGCTTTTCCGTCAGCGTGCCGATTTCTCCGCGCAGTTTTTCATTTTCCTCGGCCAGTTTTACTCCGGCCTTAAAATGTGCCGCCGCCTCGGCTTCCGCCGCTTCCTGCCTTTCGGTGGCTTCCTCCACCATCTTCGCCATCTGGTCTTTGGTGTACTTCTTTACGTTGATGCTCATAGCTTGGCTCCTTCCATTTTCATCTGTTCTTCCCGTCCCCGGTCGCTCACGATGCTCACGACCTTGCAGTCACCATATCGCTCAATATCCATGGCGATGCGCTCCTTGATGCCCTGCGCGTCAGCGTCGGGGACGTTGGCTTTAATCGTGATCGTCAGCATATACGTTCCCTTTCACGTGCTCTTTCCACCACAGATATTCTTTGCGCTCTCGTCGATATTCAAAAATCAGGCTTTCCGCCTTGCAGATATCGCGGAATCTGTTGCTTGCTGCAATCCATGCAGTCTCAACCAGCCACCATAAAAAGCATAACGCTGCAAGAATCGCTGCAATGCCGCCAATCGCTATAAAGAACATTCCAACGCCTTCAACAAAAGATTCCATTCGTTACACCTCCTTCGGCTCGCCGTAGCTGCAAAAATCGGTGCTGCCCACATTGCGTCTATTACATGGCGCGCGCCTGTTGTGACACGTCAGCGTCCCCGGCTTACCGTATCGCTGGGTAAGCTCTGACGGCAATGTGCTGTGCGCGCAGTCCTTGCACCGCGTCACGACCACAGCATCGACGGTGGGAGCAGCGGCCACGATGGGCAAAGCAATTTCGTCCCTATCTGCGTTGTCGTACCACGGCTCGTCATCAAGCTTTTCCCATAGCACGTCGCCATCAATCAGCCGCATCGCTGTCACCTCCGTCCATTTTTGCAGAGTTCTCCACAAAGTTGCGGACTCTGGCCGCGCAGGAGAGGCACAGTTGTTTCTCCGCAGAAAATGGTGTCTTAAAATTCACAACGCCGTAGTGATTGAAATCCAGATTCACACCGTCAACCTCGTAGTCAATCTCGCGCCCGCACATATCACAGAACACTTTAACCATCAACTATTCCCTCCGTCCATCTTGGCCCCGCAGTAATAGCAAAAACGGCACTCATTCTCAAAGATTGCATCGTGTGCATCATCTGTCGGAATATCCACGCCGCAGTTTGAGCACTTTCCATCTACCCACCGCCCATGCACCACCGGCGCAACGTCAGCGGCGGGAATGCTGTAAAAGTCCTCCGCTAAATCGTTATAGGCGTCTGCGTAGATTCCGCTTTCCCCGCCAAGCTCTTCAAACGCTTTTTGACATTCTTCCGATTGCTCACGGATATAAGCGATTGCCGCCTTGCGGCTTATGTATTCATCCATTGTCAGCCCTCCTGTTCCATGCTTCGATTGCTAATAGATAATTCAAAAACCAATGTGTTCTCGGTTCGATTGGACAGCCTCTATTTGGGCAGCATGCCCGAAAGCAGTGACCGTCTCTCTGCATAACGCCCTTGCCGCCGCAGAAGGGGCAGGGTTTCAGGTCAGTCATCCTTCATCGCCTCCAATGCTCTTATATCCGTCTCTGTCAATGTGCGGTTGCTTGCAATATATGTTACAGCCTCACTTCTGTTTTGGCAGGCTACACACTCACACCTATTGCAACTACTTGACGTGTTTTCTCGAAAAGGGCATGAATAATTAAAGCAATCCACTATTTCGTCGCCTCCACATAGCACCAGCTCTGAGGCGGGCGCTTGATTGTCCGGCCATCACAGTCCATTTTGCTGTAGTTGTAATAAGGACAGGCACAGCAATCCGACTCGACTTTACATAGACCCTTGAACTCGCTCAGTTTCTTCGGCGTATCGTAGATTTTTAGGTCGGAGATGTGCCAGCCATAGCCGGTTCTCCCGTTGCCGATGTAGTCAGCAAGCTCCTCGTATGTAAGACAAGATCGCTCCATGTGCTCGAAAAACCAGTTCTGAATGCCACCATTGTCGAAAACATTGATGGGAAATATCCGGTCGCACACAAACTCGCCGATTACCTTACCATTTCCAAGTGGGCAGTTCAGTGATTTCATCGACCCCGTATCTAAGTAGTCCTGCATCAGACGTTCCGGTGAAATAGGAATGTTCAGGTCAGGTCTACCGCTGGTGCAGTAGATATAGCACTTAAACGGCGTTTCCAACTTCGGACGGGTCTTTCGCACCTCAACGGTTTTCTCACCGCTGATAATCTTCTCGCACCACTTCGGGCGGATGCTCAACATAACAACCTTACTCATTTCTTCATCGCCTCCAATGCTTTCTCCGCCTCCTCGCGGGTAAGGAAGAAGGTTTTTCCTATATCCTCTGGCCTGAAATATTCGCTGGTTCCGCCACAGTAAATTCTTGTGGAATTTGAAAATGAAACGATGCTAAATACTTGCTTCTCAATGATTCTTCCAAGCAAAGCAAAATACACCGTATCGCCCACCTTGCACGGCAGCACCACCAGACGCCCGTCCTTGTCGGCCTCGGCCAGCTCGCGCAGGCGGGTATAGCTGCAAAGGCTTTCCAAATCAGCAAGGCGCATGAGCTTCAACGCGATCTCGTCTGCCTTGTCCTTCGGTAGAACTTCCTCCGGCGCACACTCTCTGTCCTCGTAGGCGGCGAGGCGATCCTTGAGGCGATTGCGGCAGTACAGCGCGGTGCAGTCATCCATCGGCTTACCATGCTTACCTGTCCAATCCGCTTTACACTTCTCGCAATCCATCATTGCCTGTCCATCGTTGTCGCGCTTCGTCAGTCGTTCCATCACTCCACCTCCTGCATCTTACTAATCACTTTTCGGATCACATCGCCACCGTAAGCGTCTTTTGTCAACTCCAAAAACTCCGTCAGCGTCATCATGCCGTGCTCAAGGTCAACACCGTGATCGCGGGCAAACTGCTTTCGCCCCATGTCGCACGAGCCAGTCAGGCGGTGATGCCAGTCATAAAAATACTGTGTCGGATATGCTTTCTCGCGGTCTGTTTCGCGCAGAAACGTGTCAATGCGTTCATCTTCCGGCATATCCTCGAAAAGCTTGTCTCGCAGTGCCTCCATTGCTTCGCGCAGCGTTTCCCCGTGTGCAAAAACATTGTCTTGCTTGACGATGTAGCACGGCGTGAGCGTCAAATCACCGTTCAGGATTGCCCCGTGCGCGGTGTTGCCGCGCATGGAACGAATCAGCGTATTGACACCGTCGATTTTATAGACAGCTTCCCCATTGAAGTTTTTAATGCCGTAGCCGTCGCCGGAGCCGTCGCCGGAGCCGTAGCCGGAGCCGGAGCCGGAGCCGTCGCCGGAGCCGTCGCCGTCGCCGGAGCCGTAGCCGTAGCCGTAGCCGGAGCCGGAGGTTACTGACAGGAATGCCTTGACCTTATCATCAAGCGTCATCTCTTCCACTCCTTTACGCCGCGAAGCGATACCGATGCATCATCCGTGCACGGGATGATCTGGATTGCTCCCATCACGGTCATTTCTGTGACCGTCACGGTAAAACGGCAGTTGCCCGGTGCTTTTGTGCCGTCCTGCGCCAGCTGTTCCACAGCGAATGCACCTTCCCAGCTCCACAGTTTACGCACCTCGGTCATGGTGACCTCGGAGCCGTTGCGCTCCTTGATCTTGCCGAAAAACACGCCTGCGCGGTCGCAGCGAACGATGTAGTCCTGATTGTTGTTCATGATGAAATTCCTCCTGATTTTTGTTAAAATTTAAAGCTCTCTCTGAGCTTCTTCCCGTTGAAATCGGCCTCCGCCGTAAAGTAGCGGCGCGCCTCGTTGATGTAGACGACGCGCCCGTGCGCAGTCATCTCTTTCGTGGTAACGCTCATAATGCCGTTGCTGCCCTCAAATGCGGCAGGCTTCCAGCTAAATGGTTCGCCAATGTACATGCTCAATACCTCACTCCGATAAAATCCAGCACTCGACCATAGCCGAGGCCCTTTTCGTTTGGCTTCCACATCCCGTCCGCGGGGTCAAACTCTCCGCCGCCGATGCAAAAGTCGTAGTGCTTTGGGTGCGTGCGCTTCATGCGCTCGAAGCGGGTCTCTCCCTTTTCAAGATGAGCGCCGAACGCACAGAACATGCACCCCGTGCGTTGGCAGCCCGTGCAGTGCAGCGGCTTTTCGATGAGCGTCGACGGATAATCATTCTCGCCGTCGCTCGCCACGATGTCGCCGTATACGCTGCAATACGGGATGTTTTCGTCTTTCAGGAACGCAAGCACGTCCTGATCTGTCCAGAAGCTCATAGGCTTGCTCATGGGGCGCTTTCCATCGAAGGCGTTGCAGCCCGTGCGCTTCCACTCTTTTTCGCGCTGCTGGCTCTCGCTCGCCATCATCGCGGTAAACGGCACACATCCGCTCGTAGCTTCGTATCGCTTGGCGGGTGCTTTTTTCATCACGTCGCAGCACTGCTCGCTAATATGGAACGGCGCATCCTTGAGATAATGCCACTTGTCCGCCAGTTTCATCGTCGAGCAGTACACGCCCTGCCGGTTGTAGCCGGTCAGATACAGATTGACCGTTGCATCGTTTTGCCCGTGCGCGTTTTGCAGATCGCGGATAAAACGCGCCTGCTTTTTGCCGATGACGGGATAGCCGTACTTTGTCAACACCTGCCGGATATTCATCTTCGGCCGCAGCCGCACAAGCTGCACGTCGATCCGCGGGAACTGCTTTTGCAGCCACACCGCATAGTCATTGACGAAGTGCTGAATCTCAGGATACTCAAGCCCTGTGTTGACAAATACCAGCGTCAGCGGATAGATCGGCGTGCGATAGCGCGATAGCTCCTGTGCGGCCAGATAGGCGAGCACCGTTGAATCCTTCCCGCCGGAAAAGCTGACGTAGCACTTGCCGTCCCACGCATCGTACCATTGCGCGATCTTCTCGCGGCTCAAAAACACCTTGTCTCCGAGTGGGAGCGCCAGCAGCTCTTTCGCCGCCTGCTGCGAGATCGGCTGACTGCTATACCCGGTCATTTCCGTCCCTCGCAGTCTCCGAATAGCTCCCGAAACGTCATCCCCGTCAAGTCTTCCAGCGCCAGCAGCAGCCGCACCGTCACATCTCTGTCGCCGCGCGCCCAACTCTTTTTCTGTTAACATCTTTTCTTGCTCCCTCATTTCAGCCGTTGATAGCGCCGCGTCTTGAAATGGCGCGCGCTCAAGTAATCGTCTTTCTCCTGCGCTTCCCGCTGCTCTTCATCCCTCGCCGCGTTGTACTTGGCGATATCCACCTGATAGTGCGGGCACTCGCTGTGACAGCCGGGGTACCTCGTTGGTGGCTTGCAGCTGTGGCAGTGTTCAAAGCTCATCGGTAAACTCCCTTGCGCTTCGCGATTTGGTCAGCGTTACTATCGTGACTGGCGTCTCATTCGTGTATCTTTTCCTCGCCGCAATATTCCATATCGCCGCGTCATCCGGGTAAGCGTACCCGTTGAGCGCATCCATGACGGATTTGACGATGTTGTCGAGGTCCCCGCGCTTTGTGTACGGTTTAGCAACCATTTCCTCGCTTCGTTTCTTCGTCGTCCCCTTCGGAATCGGGAAATACGCTACAACATCGAGTTCCAGCGCATCTCCCTCGGCAAACGGCATCACGTACTCCCGTTCCCACGCCGCGCGAATAGCGGCTTCGTATTTTAGCGTGCTCTTCGGCGTGTACGTTCCGTTCTGTGTGACGCGGGGCCTACCCTTCGGGACGGGCCTGCCGTCAACAAAAAAAAG